CCCTGTGTAGATGTTTTAAAAGTATTAGATGATGGAATTCCTGATGCAGTAATAGTGCTTGTAGTTCCAGTTAAAAAATTACCATTATTATCAAAAATACCTCTAGGATTACCATCACCATCAGATAACACAATGTAGTTACTTGATGTACGGATGTCTAAGCCACCTTGATTGCCTGAATAGTTACCAATAATGGTATTTTTAGCACCAGAAGTTACTAAATAGCCAGAACCAGAACCACCAAAAAAGCTATTATAAGAACCTGTTGTGTTTTGACCTGTTTGATAACCAAAATAAGCAACGCTGTTACCAGTCGTATTTGAATACCCTGCTTGATAACCTACTGCGGTGTTGCTAGATGCGGTGGTGTTTGAGGCTAAAGCACCTGTACCAAATGCGGAGTTATACGAACCTGTTGTGTTGCTATACAAAGCGGCTAATGCTGTACCATCATAACCACCCATTGCTGTATTGGATGTACCTGTTGTATTAAGCCTTAATGCAGAACGACCAAGAGCGGAGTTTCCATTTCCTGTAGTAGCATAACCAACTTGGAAACCAACAAAAGTGTTATATGAGGCTGTTGCTCCTGTGTAACCAGCTTGGAAACCGATGGCTGTAAGTTCACCAGTTGTATTAGAATATGCCGCTTGATAACCTACTGCTGTGTTATTAGATGCTGTTGTGTTGTTGTATAGAGATTGTGAACCAACGCTTGTGTTATATGAACCAGTAGTATCAGAAATTAAAGAATTATCTCCAACTGCCACATTGTTTGTACCTGTTGCTATTGTGGTATTGGCAGCGAACGCTTGATAACCTAAAGAAGTATTGTAATTTCCATTATTAAAGTAACCAGCAGACCTACCAATAAATGTTGAATTGCTTCCTGTCGTATTGTTATAGCCAGATTGTTGTCCTACAAATGTATTAACTGTACCAGTAGTGTTGCTATATCCTGCTATATGCCCTATAGCTGTATTGTTAGAAGCAAAGGTGTTTGCTTGTAATGCTTGTCTACCTACAGCTACATTATAAGAACCTGTTGTATTACCATACAAAGAACCTGAACCTATTGCGGAGTTATATGCTCCTGTTGTATTTGCTTGAAGTGAATTAAATCCAAAAGCATCATTATAAGAAGCTGTAGTATTTGACAAAAGTGCATAAGTTCCTACAGCAGTATTATTTTGACCTGTCGTATTAGTTGTAAGTGCCTGTGTACCTATACCCACATTTTGTGAGCCTGTAGTGTTGCTATACAAAGCCTGATAACCAAAAGCCTCAATTGGACTTGCTGTTGTAGAACTATATGCCGCTCTATAACCTACTGCTGTGTTATTTGATGCAGTTGTGTTTTGCCCTAATGCAGAATTTCCAACAGCTGTGTTATATGAACCTGTTGTATTTGATTGCAAAGCACCATAAGAAGATGAATCTCCAGAACCAAATGCAGAATTGGACTGCCCTGTAGTATTTGCATAAAGTGCACCACGACCAAAAGCACCGTTTTGTATTCCAGTTGTATTTGAATATAAAGAACGCCATCCAAAAGCATCCAAACTACCTGTTGTATTGCTATACCCCGCCTGATAACCAACAGCAGTGTTGTTAGATGCTGTGGTGTTTGCTTGAAGTGCTAATTCACCAAAAGCGGTGTTATTAGAGCCAGTTGTGTTTGATTGCAAAGTAGCATAACCAACGGCTTCGTTTGAACCGCCAGTTGTGTTTGCAAATAAAGCAGAAGTTCCAATAGCAATTAGTCTGCTACCGCTTGTGTTTGTTTTGCCAGCTTGGTAGCCAATGAAAACGCCACCTGACGAATCTGTATTGTTATAACCAGCTTGATAACCAATAGAAACCACATTATTACCACTATTGCTATTGCCAGCTTGAACGCCAAAAACAGCACTATTTGTGCCACCACCTAATCCAATAGTAAGACCATGAATAGATGCGTCATTCGCAGTTGTTAAAGTAGTGCCATTAAATGTTAAATTACTCGATTGTGCAATTGCTGATGTGCTAGATGCATAAAATATTTGATTAGCAGTAAACGCAGTTAAACCTGTACCCCCTGAAGAAGTTCCAAGTGTACCTGCCAAAGTAACTGCTCCTGCTGTTGCAGTAGAAGGAGTTAATCCTGATAAAGATGTTTGAAAGCTAGTTACTTCACCTGTACCATTAACTGCAATAGTAATTCCACCTGATGAATTAGTAATTGCTATACCTGTTCCAGCAGTTAAAGTAGCTGATGTATAGCCTGTTCCATTACCAATTAATAAAGCACCATTCGCAGGAGTTGTTGTAATGCCTGTACCACCATAGCCAGTTCCAATGGTTGATCCATTCCAAGTACCAGTAGATACTGTTCCTAAATTAGAAGTAGTAGCTGTTAAAGTTGAAAATTTACCTGTTGTGGGAGTTGTAGCACCAATCGTTGTGCCATCAATAGTCCCACCTGAAATTGTCACATTAGTAAAAATACCTGATGTTCCAGCCTTAGTAGCTAAAACCTGAACAACTCCATTATTATCTTTATAGAATAACTTGCCATCAGTATAGTTGATCGCTAATTCACAACCACTTGAGCTAGTTACTAAATTAGAAGCAGAAGGAGTATTTCCTGTAGTGCCACTTCCATAAATTTCGATAGGAGTAAATCCAGTTTGTGCCATGTCAATTCCTTATCATATTTAAAAACTTCCACCTTGGATTCCACTCGATGCTACTAAAGTAGTGAATTTTCCTGAACTGGGAGTTGTATTTCCAATTGCTACATTATCCATTGTGCCACCAGTAATATCAACAAAATTGGCATTTTGTATAGACATTGTTCCTAGTCCACCAATAGCAGTATTAGGTATCTGTGTTGATGCTGTCATAGCACCTGTACCATTCCCATAAACATAACCAGTTAAACTATTATTTCCAGTTCCCCCACTTGATGCCCCCAATGGAGTTGATAAAGATAATGAATTTAGCGTTAAAGTATTTGTTACACTTAAACTATTAACTGTTAGCTGTGTGCCATTAAATGTAAGGTTAGGGCTAGATTCTAATAATCCACCTGCTCCAGCATAAACAATTTGACCATTGGTTAAACTCCCATTGGTAATACTTGCTGTACTAATTGATCCTATGGAAGCTGAAGAAGCTGTTAAAGTTCCAATGTTTAAACTGGTGCTGACAAAGTTGCCATTGTAGACAACATTATTAACATCATTCAACCATTGAGCATAAATGACTGTTTCATAATTAATAAAGTTTGTGGAATTAGTCATTAAAAACTTCCCCCAGCTACAGATCCAAAAGTAGGTGCTGATGTGCCATTTGATATTAGAACTTGACCTGCTGTTCCTGCTGAAGTATATCCTTGTGTCGTTGAGGATGCTCCATAAACTACACCACCTTGAGTTGGTGCAGTTGATATTCCTGTACCACCTCTATTATAAGCAATGACATTACCATTCCATGTTGCAGAAGTTATTGAACCTGCATAATCAAAAGTATTAGTAGACCATGAAACATTACTTGGTGCTAAATTATGATAATCCCAAGAACCGGCAGAGCTTGAATTGCTTAATAAAGTAATAACAATAAATGCACCTGATTGCGTTGTGCATACTGTTGTTCCTGAATTATTTTTAACTACAATTGTTCCTGAAGTTTGATTGTTATTAAATGTAAATACAGCACCATTAGGCAAAGTTGTTGCATCAGGCAACTGAATAGTTTGTCCACCTGAACCTGTAATAGTCCAGTTTTGAACTGATGATGCAGTTAATACAGTAGTTGTGCCAGTAGCACTTTGACTTGTAAATCCTTCAAAAACACAGTTTGCATTAATATTTGCATTGGCATCTCTTAATACGACAGAATTTGCACCACTAGAACTAACAACACCTGTTCCACCATTGCTTACTGCAAGAGTGCCACCTAAAGTAAGAGTTCCACTTGTAGTAATTGGTGAACCAGTAAAACTTAATCCAGTTGTACCACCTGATGCACTTACTGAAGTTACAGTACCACCAGTACCAGTTGCATTTATTGTTATTGCTGTAGAACCATTATAGGTAGTTCCTGAGCTAAAATTAACTCCAGTTCCAGCAGTTAAATTAAATAAATTACTACCTAGTGATACACCTGAAATAGTGCTATTTGCCAACTGAGCATTAGTGATTGTGCCACTCAATGCTGTAGTGGGTATAGTAGTTGAAGCTGTTACATTGCCAGTTGTATTATTGGCATACATATAACCAGTTAAGCCTGTTACTGCTAAATTGGTTGTTGTTAAATTGGTAAACGATTCGCTAGTAGAACCCGGTATTTTTTGCCATACGCTATTTTCAAAAATAGCCCAATCACCAACATTCCAATTTGATACACCATTTAAAGTAGTGTTACCAGCTACAGATACAACATAGTAATATCCAGCAGTTCCTACAGAAGATGTCAAAGTTGGAGTATTAGTAGAAGCGTTCCATACTCCTTGATAAGAAGGAGCATTAGTAGCTTGTGTACTTACTGAAGTAACAATACCTTGTGAATTAACTGTTAAAACTGGAATAACTGATGCAGATCCATAAGTACCTGAAGTTACTCCACTTGAAGGCAAATCAGCATTAACTAAAGATCTAAAGTTAGGAACTCCAGCAGTTCCATTAGGAGAAGCCAATACATAATTAGCTGTTTTAGATGCGTAAGGGTTTTGTGTATCACCATATCCTGAAGATAAACTTACAGTAGTAGCACCACTGGTTGTGCTTGCAGATACAGGAGATGTACCTGTGACTGATAAAACACCAGTATTTGCAATTGTTATTGCTGTTGAACCATTATATGAAGTACCTGATAATCCTGTACCAATCGTTAAACTTGCAAGATTAGAACCTAGGGAAATCCCTGATATGGTTGAATTAGTTAATTGACTATTAGCAATACCACCTAAAGTTCCACCCAAAGTTAATGAACCACTAGATGTTACTGTACCAGTTAAAGTAATACCATTAACTGTTCCTGTTCCTGAAACGCTGGTAACAGTTCCTTGAGGATTAGAAGCAGTCGTAATATTGGTTACTCGACCATAAGTATCTACAGTTACCACTGGAATTAAAGTAGATGATCCTGTAGTTCCAGCAGTCACAACACCTGAAGCAAGATCAATAATAGGAGTTGTGCCACCACTTGATGTAATTCTTCCAGTTGTACCACTAACTGAAGTGACATAAGTTCCTGATGGTTGTTTACTATTAAAAGTATTCCAATCAGTAGAAGATAAATATCCATTAGTAGTGCTACTTGCTTGGCTAATACTTATTGCTGGAGTAGTTGTTCCATTGGTTACACTAATAGGTGCAGTAGCAGTTACAGAAGTGACTGTACCAACATTTGTAGAACCACCTAAACTAACAGCAGTTCCATTAATCGTAATAGAACTATTGGCTAATTGAGCATTGGTAATTGTGCCACTAAGAGCAGTTGTAGGAATAGTTGTAGATGCTGAAATAGCACTTGATCCATTCGCATAAATATAGCCTGTATAGTTTCCTAAAGTAACTGTGCTATTAGCTGATAAAGTAGTAAATTTAGCTGTTGATGGTGTTGTAGAACCTATAGGAGTATTATCTAAACTATCAATAGTAAGAGATACACCTTGAATTGTTCCACCAGTAATGGCTACACTATTTGCATTTTGGGTACTCATTGTGCCCAAGCCTGAAACTTGTGTATTACTAATCGCTATAGAAGTTGTTGTTGCATTAGTCAATTGACCTTCAGCATTAACTGTAAATGTTGCTACAGATCCAGCAGATCCATAAGATCCTGCTGTAACAGTAGTTGGTGTTATAGCAATTGTTACTGGAGCAGAGCCATTAAAGGATGTTCCTGATAGCCCAGTTCCAATGGTTAAAGTATTAGGTGTTTGTGCTGTGACTGTAGTTGATCCACCTAATGCAACAAGATTTCCATTAATGGTAATACTCGAATTGACTAATCCTGAATTGGGAATATTTGTGAAAGTATTGGTAGAACCACTAATGGAAACTCCTGCTAATGTAGTTAGGGTATTCCCTAATGCTACATTCGTTGAACCAATCGTAATGGATGAATTGGTTAAACCTGAATTGGGTATAGTTGCATTAATCTGACTAGGTGCAATACTAATAGGTGTATTCGATACGCTAGTAATTTGACCTTGAGGATTGATAGATAAAGTAGGTACTGAAGTTGCTGTTCCATAAGTACCTGAAACAACTCCTGTAGAAGTAATGCTAAATTGTGTTCCTGCTAGAGTAAGCCCTGTACCTGCTGTATAAGTTCCATAACCTGAGAATTGTGTCCAAATAATTGGAGTAACATTAATTGTTCCAATTTCAGGAGCTATGACATTCCAACCTGTGTTGGCATATAAAGTACCATTTTGAACAAAAGTAGCAGAGCCCGGTACTTGTGACCAAACTGCCATATCACCAGCACGAACCCAAGCAGTAGTAGAAGCTACATAAATACCATTGTAAGCATTGTTAAATTGATTTTTAACAAGAATCCTATCACCAGCTAAAGTTGTATATCCATCAATAACTTGCAATCCTGAAAGCGTAATATTTGCTGTAGTAGCTACTTGACATTCAGCTTTAAATACACCTTGAGATACAGAATCAACATAAGCCTTATTTGCTAGATCAGTACCATTAATAGGAGAAGTTATAACTTGTCCTGTAATGGTAGACATATTATTAAAAACTGGAGAATAATAGCCATTGTCTAAACCATAAAGTTGAGCAAAAGCATTTCCAGTTCCAGCAGTCATCATATTGATGACAAAATCACCTTGATTCCAAGCTCTTGCAACTGTACCTTCTTGACCTCTAGCAACAGTTAAAACATCACCAGTAATATTGGTACAAGAAATAATTTCAGTAATTAGTCCACTTAATGCACTGACAATTGTTAAAGTAATAGATTGATTAGTAGATGGTGCAGGGAAATATGTTCCTGTACCACTTGCAACTGTAATAGTTGTTTGGGTGCTTGTGATAGGTAACGCTAATGTGGTTTGTGCCTGATTAGCGAATAATAAAATGGACATAAAGCTCCCAAAAGGCTACAAAATACTATAAGTATCGTTAATTGCTCCAGTAAATTGTATCGCACTTACAGGGAAATTCAAGACATAATATATTTGTCCTGTGAGTGTTTGTGTAGGAGTTACTGCTGGATAAAAATTAGTTCCATCCATTGATAATTGAATTGCACGACCACCAGCACTTGAATTTAAAACAATCGTTGCTGGAGTTGTTAAAGCATTAGTAATAGGAACTATAGCAGTAGTAGCTGATAATGTTCCTGTGATTGGACTACCATAATTGAATGACATAAATTCTCCTTAAATAGTTACACCTACAGTATTTGTTCCACCAGTTAATACACTCCAGTTACTTCTTACTTGACCAGTTGCATAAGCATATCCTGAATCACCGGGTGCACCACTTCCATAGCTTCCTGTTATATAAACAGTAGATGCTCCATCCCAATAACCAGTGATATAACCAAGCCAATAAATGCCATCACCAAATCTATTATCTTGTGCTCCTGATAAAACTCCACCAGTCGGCCCTATTGAGTAACCATTTCCTGTTGAAGATGATGGAACTGTCTGAGATACAACTCCACTTGGATTTGAAGTTACTACAGTATTTGCTGAACCAAATTTTATAAATTGAGAGCAAGCATAGGCTGTTAATGGTGAAACTTGTTGCCCACTGGTGTAATACCAAACAGTTGCATATAAGCCCCAACCTAGCGGCCCATATATGTAATCGACTGTCCAACCTGCTCCATCATTGGATTGATCACCACTGGTTCTTTGATCATAATTCCAATTATGTTGTTGAGGAACTCCAACAAAATCACCTAATGAAATAATGCCACTTGTAGGAACAGTATTAGGATAAACACCTGCTCCCATAATTGATCCATTTTGATAATAACTATTTAAACTGATAGGAGAACTTGCTCCACCAAAAATAGATTGTAAGTTGGCTAAAGATAAACTCATTATGGTGTTCCAAAAGCAGTGACATTACTTGCAACAATTAAACTACCATTTTTATCTAAAGATAAAATAGGATTTCCATTGTAAGCAATATAGAGTTTATAGGTAGGAGCACCTACAGTATAAATACTAAATAAATTAGGTAAGGTTACTGTTCCACTAAAGGTAGGATTTAAAAGTGGAGCATAGTTAGCTAATGCACTTACTAAAAAAGCTGTAGTAGATATTTTTGTACTATTATCTCCAAAAGTAGGAGTTGGTGCAGTTGGTGTTCCAGTAAAAGCTGGAGAGTTTAAAGGTGCATAAGTAGTTAAATTTACAGCAATATCAGTTAAAACCCAAGCTGATAAAGCAGAGCTATAAACTAAAGAAATTGGATAACCAGCAACAGGAATATCACCTGATGCTAAAGCAATATTATTGCCTTTAACAATAGGCACTGAACTTTGAACTGTTGATCCTAAAGTTAATACTAAAGTACAAGCTCCAGTATTAGGAGCAGAAGCTCTTAAATAAATAGCCATTCCATCAGGAACAGTAGTTAAATTACTAGGAATGGTTGCAGTTAAAGCATTTGCTGTTCCACCAGCCACAGCGTATCCATAAGTATTAGCTTGATATTGTTCAGATTGAACTAAATCAGTCATTACACCAGCAGTATCAAAGTGACCAACAATATCACCAGTATTAAAAGCTAAAGCTGTAGTTCCTTCTTGACCTCTTTGAACTGTTAAAGTATCACCACTTCGAGCAGTACAGTTACAAATTTCATAAACTAAAACAGAGGTTGCACTATTTAAAGTGACTTTAAATTGTTGTCCTGTTGTTGGATTTGGAAACTGTGAGCCTGTACCTGATGCAACAGTAATGGTGGTTTGTGTACTGGTTATATTGGAAGCTAAAGTGGTTTTAGCGTTATTAGAAAATAACTGAATCGTCATAAAAACTCCTTAATAAACCACAGTATAAGTATACTGATATGGTACATTTAAAACACCATATTGTATAGCTGATTGCAAAATTGGTGATACAGGTAAATTAGGTATTGTTATTGTAATTCCATTCGTTGTAGGATAAGTTACACTAATGTTATACAAATCAGCAATATCAGGTATATCAGTTCCATTTACACCATATAAAAATCTTGCTACCCTTCTTTTTAACCAAGGTGTAGAGTATTGAAACCCATCACCTTTATAAAAATTCCAAGTAATCATTCTTTGAAAATAATCATCAGTAATTGTATAAAAATTAGTAGGTGTATTTAATACATTTTCATTAAAAGGTAAATAATCATAATTAAATGTATCGTATGAACCTATAGGACTAAATGTGCTGGTATTTGATAAAGAAGGTCTTTCCATACCATACAAACTAAATGCAACCCAATCTAATAATGGGGTAGTCATTTTGGTATAAATAGGTAAATTTAAATTATTTGTTTTATCTAAATAACTTTGTGCAGTTGTATTATAAGCATCAAAAAATGGTTGCAAATATTGAGTTGTATCAAGTCTTTGATATTGCTGATATAAATAAGCAGGTAAGGTAGTAGTAATCATACTTTATTGATAATTACGCTTGTAGTTGCTGTTGATCCAGCAGTTGTATTGTAATATCCTTCTACATCGCCTAAATACAAATGCGTACCAGTAATAGGAGATACAGCAGATCCAGCTATATAAACAGTTACAGATATATTTGAAATTAAATTAGTAGGCAAAACACTAGCTACTGATGTTTCAAATATACTTTCAATTTCATATAAATTAATAGGCTGACCAACATAAATATTATTAATGTAATTAATAATTGCTGGTTGAGCCAAGGATACAATAGATGCATTAGAAGCCACATTGGTTGCTTGAGAACTCCAATTTAAAGTAATACCAGTTTGTTGAACCACTGGATTTACAAAAATAATATTATAAGTATCAGGATAATTATTAATCGTTACAGTGACATTCCTTGTACTGGAAACTGTTGATCCTACCAAAGAAGATATATCAGGTACAGAATTAAAAATTGCATTGGCTATTTGATAAGGATCTGCACTGCCACCACAAATAATTTCCCATTGATTTGTTGCTACATTTCTGACAGATACTAAATTAGGCTGAACTCCACTGACATTTAATAAAACTGTTTTAATAAATGCTGGAACTCCTTGTGCTGTTGATAATCCAGCTTGAATAACTTGAGCTTGATAGGATTGAATAGTTTGTGCTGTAGCTCCAGCAGTACCGGGGTTTATATTGGTACAAGTTAAAGTAATCCCTGAAGGCACAGAAGTAATTAAAGTAGTGACTGTACCAGCAGGAACAGCCCAAGATCCTGAAGAAATCGCTAAACAATATAATGCAGGGCTTTGACCTGTATTGCCAATAATTCCCCCATCTTGAACTGTATATTGATGTGTACCATCAGATACAACAAAACCAATTGGAATCACAAAACCAGCACTACCAGTAAAAGTTACATAGACAGAAGTATTTGATCCTTGTCCTTGTGCTACACCATAAACTGCACCTAATTCATACAAGATAAATGGATTGGCTGTATAGGGTGAAATTGAGTTCACTAAATCAACATAGGCTTGATCTTGAATGACTACAGCACCTGCGGCTGTTGATGCCATATCTTCAATAAGAGAACCCGGAAGATTGGCAGTAAGCCCCGGACTTAAAGCAGTAGCGGCAGAAATTTCAGCATTTAAAAGATCTGTTGGACTTGCAGGAATAGCTCCTGCTGTGGTTAAAGTTGCCATATATTAACTCGCTACAGTAGTTTGAATTGTTGTACCATTTTGAAATATTGCACTTATATTATAGGTTGGGTTTACAACATTTTGCTGTTTTATAATGCTTAAACTTGCAAAATAAGGAGCATATTGTTGCTGTGTTCTATTGATTGCAACATCAGGTGGTATTTGTGTTTGTACAGATTTTTGAGCAGGGATACCATAGTTTGCATAAAAAGGACTTTCATTCTCACTTAATCGCAAAGTTTGTGCAAGAGTAGCTAACCAAATATAAGAAGTTTCAGTTATTTCTACCCATTGTCCTTTTTCATTAACTCCATAAGATCTCATATTGGTGTTCCTGTATTTGATGTACCTGTTTGAACTCCTGAATGTTTATGCGTACTTCCTATTGATACTCCATTATTGGTAATAGTTCCAGTAGTATCAATATTACCAGTAACACTCATGGTGCTACCTGTACCACCACTAATATTAAATCCATCTTGACCTGTAATGCTACCTTTTACCAATAAATTATTATTCATTACAACATTTCCATCAATGGTTATACCAGTAGAATCAATTGTAATTTTGTTACTAGAATAAACCAATTCTATTTTGTCATTGCCTATTGTTGCTATAGCAGTCGTATTTGGAGAAGTAATAACAATTGAATTTAAATCAGTAGCAGTCCAATTTAAGTTTCCTACTGGAACAAAAACTAAAGCTCCTAAATTACTGGGTGGAATTAATGAGGGTAAACCAGTACCTAATCCAGTAATGTTTCCTATTTTTGTACTTGCTGAAATACAAATTCCAGTATCACCAACTTGAACAGGTATTCTAATATATTTACTACCAATAATAGGGCAAGTTATTTGAGGAAGGGTAGTTAAATCACCTGTATCTACTTCAAAATTAACAGTAACAATTGCATTAATTGGATCAACTTTAATAACTGAACAAGGATAAACTTGACCTAATTGTTCTTGATAGGCAGATATTTTCTGTTCAGCAAAATTATTTAATGAAACAGCAAAAGGAGTTTTTTGAGATGAACTCATATTAATTAATAGTAGTAGGCAAATTAGATGGAACTACACAATCAACAATTGTAACCCAGCTATTACCATCAGATTGTCTATTGTTTCCAACACTACGAACACGATTAATTTGGAAAACACCTTGAAACGATATATTATTTCTTTGTTGAGTATTAGCTGATTCGGCAGTATTTACGATGGGTGATTTACTTGGAAAAATAATGTAATTGCCAACTTGTAAATCTCCTCTCATTGTTAATTTTGCTTGAATAGTTACATAATCTATCCAAGTTAAATTGCCAATAATATCTTGAAAATCAACTATTACTGTTTTTTGAGTAACAAGTTCTTCCTGAGAAGCTGTGCCATCATTTAAGAAAAATCCTCTATTAGTAGCAACAATACCAACTCCAAGGTAATTAGGTAATTTTAAAATGTCTTTACTGGTTTGATTTAAATATTTATTAAAACTTTCTAAATTAGTATATTTTGCAGATTGTGTTTCAGTAGCAATAAGGTTAGGACTAATACCACCAAGAATAACTAATTCAAGTCCAGTATTTTTTTTGGGATAAGCCTTTTGTAATGTATTTTTAATAGCATCTTCTAAAAATGTACCCTTTTCCCAAGTAAAATCTAAATTGACATTAGCACTTGGACTAACAGTTGAATTGGTAATAACTAAATCTAAAGTGACGAGATTACCTTGCCAATTTGCATACGATTGCAATATAGATCCATTAATAACCAATCCTTGTTGTGCTGGATTAGCAAAGGGTAAACCTTTAGACATTCCTAATTTTATCTGAATACTTGCAAATAAATTATTTGTGTAATCAGGGTTTAAATTAGCTGACTGATTTAAATCTTCAAAGCTAATTCCATAAATTTTTACATACCCTAAACCTTGTGGTTGATAATTCCAAGATTGTGGAATATCAACATCTATTTTTAATGCTTGAGTATTATTCATCCCATTAGAATATAGCGTACTATAACTTAATGGTGTTCCACCTAATCCTGATTTTGGAACAATTGTAATATCGTAATATCTCATGGATTTATTTCAAAACTAGAACTGCTGACACGATAAACTAAGGTTGATGTTTTAAAATATCCAAACACTAAATTAATATCATAGTCATCAGGTGATCCTATAATAGGTCTACTGACAATCAAATTTCTTGAAGTATCGTAAATAGAAATATAGTATCTTGGTGAATATATATTCCAAGAACATACAGCTACATAAGTAACCCCATCTAATACAGGATTAAACTGAAAATTAGAAGTAGATTGAGGAGTAAATTGAATATAAGTTGTCATCAGAATGGATAGTATTGATCAACAGTTGGAGCAGAAGTTGGTGGAACATTATTCCATCCTGTACTTCCACCTAAATTGGGAACAGTAGGAGTACCATTTGTAAT